AGGCGTATAATGGCTTTGGATATTTTAGTAAAAACATCAACTCCCCTTATATTTGGTCGTGGACGAATCAATACACCAGCGGGAAATTCACCGCCGATCATGTCTTCAGTCCAGGTGCAGTGGATGTTCAATGTGGGTGCGCTGCCATATTGAAAGCTCTAGAGCACAGCGGCGCTATCGCGTTCAAGGAGACTAAAATGCCCGATACACCGGCAGTTCCTACCGTAGTAGTCACCCACCCTGCCACGGGGCAGCAATTCACTCTCCCGCAGATCAATATAGCTGAGATTGAAAGCGCACTGAAAACCATAGGAACCATCCTGCCGATTGCGGCGACGTTCTTCCCTCCGCTTAGGGCTATCGTGCCGTTATTGCCGATCGTGGATGGGCTGCTACAGGCGGTCTTGGAAGTCCAAGCTGGCGGGAATATTCCGGCTATCATCGCTAAGCAAATGGAAGCCATCGCGGCTCAGATTAAAGCGTCATTCCCAACACAGTCTGGAGGGTAGATATGTACACCACCTTTGATAAAGCCATCGTTGCTGCGATTATGGGCGTGGTACAACTTGCCAATGTCCTCGGCTTCCACTTTGGTGTGGATGAACATACCATAACCAGCATTGTTACCATGGTCACTCCAGTTCTCGTTTGGGTTTTTCCAAACGTAGCGGTGAAAGATGGTGCCTAAATGGCCCAAGTTGGTTGGGACTTCTTATCAAGGAGTCTGCAAATGGCGGCGATGGGAATGGGAAGCATGGCTGCAATTGTTACAGCGTGGTTGGCTTTAGGGCTGCCCACGCCTGCATCAAAAGAGTGGGTTAGGGATCAGCTTGAGGTGTTCAAGGCAGCTGATATAAGGACGATAGAAACGCTCCATGCTGTGCAGCTTGATGTTCTCCTCAATCGACGGGACAGCGTGGCTCAGGATATCTTCGCGCAGGAGCAGGCGTTGAAGAAGGCACCTGATGACGCTGATTCTGCGCGGAGGCTGCGGATGCTGAAGGATCAGCTGGAAGTTTTGACCCAGCAAATCACCCGGCTACGGCAACATATTAACGGAGATTGACTATGCAAAACCTCGGACTAATCCTTCTCGTCTTCGCCTTCGTCTTTGCTTGCATCGCAGCGCGCTGGAGCCCACTCGGCCCGGTGCATGTGGGCTGGCTGGCGGTGGCATGTTGGATTGCGAGTGAGCTCATCGGCGGACTCGGGCGGGTTATACACTAACCTCCCGGTTCATCGCAATCCACCGTGGTTCCTTCGTCGTCTTATCGTGCCCAGCGCGCTTGATGTATCCTCCAATCTCAAGCGCCTCGAAGAAGGCTTTATATTGCATCGGGGATACCCGTTGGAGGACGAAGTTCTTCACCTTCGATTCGGGAATCCCCAAGCCAGCGATGTCTAATTGCTTAATAAAATAATGCACCTCCTCCATTACCTTCGACTCCACCGACCTCGGCCCCTCAGCAAATATCCTGGGCATAGCGTGCTCTACCTCAATCAACCAACCGAGAGCTCGGTTGAAGTCTTCGACCGCGATGACAAGACTATTCCCCCGATCAACCGACGACACCATCGACAGCTTGAGCAGGTGCGGGTACCTGCGCCCAAGATAATGCTCCAGCCGTTTGTGTGAGGGGACGGGGGGCTCACCAGCCTCGATCCAGTTTTCAAAAGCTGCAAGTGCTTTTTCATCGACGCTGAACTCCCCTATGAGTGAGTTGATGATCTTCAGATCATGGATCAGGTCATCGGGTTTCTTTTGATCGTTGAAGGTAAAGCGCACCCGCTTCTTAATCTTCTCATCCGAGTAGACGAGAATCATTCTCGACGTGAACCCTTGTGACCAAGCCTCTTCAGGTATAAATCCAAATAAGTGTGAAGGTGTAGTTCCACCCAGGATAGAAAGTTGGGGTCGTTTAATTTCGATTCGGAGATCCCCAGTTCGTCTTTGTTCTCTATACGGGTGGTTAACGTCATAGAATGTTGTGAGTCCAGCGATGAGACTGAGATCGTAAGTTGACATGAGGACTTGGAGATCATCTGGCACCAGTGTCATTGAGTTGTAAAAGACAGTAGGTCCTGGGACCTGGGTGTACTTGCGCTCGCATTCCTTGAGGGAATCAACGAGCGCCGCCATAGTTACAGAAGTAGGTGCAAAAGGAAAATCAGTAAGAGTACCCAAAAGAGACCTAGCAACTCCAATAGTCCGACTCTTTCCCACAGCAGGAGGGCCGACCAGTAGCGTGTAAAGGTTTGGATAAAGCGGGGCGGGAGATTTAAGCCACACTTTTTGCTCCAGGCACGCAGCAATCGCGGTAATTCCGCACCATTTCCTATAAATCGCACAGCTTTCGGCCTCCTCCTCAGCGTAGTTAACGAACCGGTCGATCCATGAGCTTAACTTCCGGCGTCCGCTTCCGTTTGTCCCCGCCTTTGAATTCTTTAAGACCATCTGGATTGTCCTTCGAGTCGTAGACCCCAAAATTCCAGCCGGTTTTGCAGCCGTAGGGGATGTTGAATTGGCGACCTCCTTCGAGTTCAATTGGGTAGCGCAGCTGGGAAACGATCTTGGGGAGGATTTCATCTTCCTCCTTCTCGGGGTATTGAAATAGGATTGCGTCGTGGATTTGCATCAAGAGTTGGCAGTTGTTCTCTCGCCAGACGTTCAGCATCCCCCGGTTGAGGATATCCCCGAGGGCCTGGCCTTGAAAGGCTACCGCCTCGCGGAAGGTGGAATCGTCATCCTTCCGGCCCCAGAAATACCGCTTCCGTCCCGTGATGGAAACGAGATAGCCGAAGTCACGAAGCTGGTCTTTGGTCCAGTTGTGCCAGTCATGGTGCGCTGGGAAGGCACCGAAGTACTTCGGCTGAAAGTCCTCGATCAACTCAATATCTACTTTAGCTTGGGTGGCCAATGTTCTTGGCTTGCCTCCGTAGTTACTACCGTGTCCAATCTTTTTACACATAAACCGTCTGTCATAGTGACGGTAGTAGGGTTGCTCAGCCAGCTTTCGATCAGCTTTAGGATTACCTGTCCAGGCAAGACGTGGCCAGACGAGTTTGGCGACGTTTGTGTGGAGATCTCCACCTTCACATGCATCGAGATAGGTGCCGATCTGGAATAGATTCCATTCAATCGCTCCGACAACCCTTGACTCACCTTGTTCCGCATCTGCATACCCCATTTTCATTCCACGGTCGGCGATAAAAATTGACCGAAGCGCCTCTTCGATATTCTGCAAGTTCGTCCCTGTCCCAAACTCACTATAGGACGAGGATAGTCTTCCAGTAGTCGTGCCTCCGATGTTGTAGGAAGTTCGCATTCGACCATCAGGGTCAATCTCAGTCTTGAGAACCGATACTTTCTTTGCCAGATCACGCATTGCTTTAATGTGCTGTATAACCGCCCAGGCGATCGGGTAGCACTCAATCCTTTCAAGAGCCCCGCGATTGACCGTAGGCCTGCCTTTCCATCGTACAGGGGGAATTCTAAGGCGATCATAGAAGAGCTCCTGGAGTTGGGTGGGGCTGCGCCAGTTGAAGCCGAAGATTCCACAGGCGTTGCGGACGATGGCTTCGAGGGAGGTTTCGAAGATGTCGAGCTTGTCGAGGTACTCGTCGATGACCTCAGCTTTCCTGTGTTGGTCAACCAGGACTCCACGAAGCCGCATTTCAAGCACCGGACCTTGTAGTTCGCGTGAAAAGGTGTATGTGGCAGTGGTGTGATTGTCAAGCTGTGGCTCGAGCACCGATAGCACCTCGGAAGTGATACAACAATCCAAGCCATTGTATACCTGCTCCTTTTCCCACGGGGTGAGGTTTTCTGGGTCGATGATGGAGGTGTCGATGATTTTCATTCGTCGCGCTTTATGGTTTCATGCTTCGCGCGCATGTGCTTCCAGGGGCCTTCATCACAATAGAGCGAGCCAAGGAACCCAAGGCCTTTAAGGGATTCCGGTTGGAGGGAGTGATGTAAGAGCATGGTATCATCTGTCGCATTCACCACCCTAATCCCCATCGCTCTCCAAAGGAAGGCTATGTCATAGAGCCCATTTTGGAAGAGCTTAGTGATCGATGCTCTCTCAAGAACGCCCTTGACGTATGCCCAAGCGTCCCTTTCAAGTTGTTCAGTGTCCCAATAACTTCTTCCCTTTTTTCGGGTGTCAAAAAATGGAATGACGATAGCAACACCTGGCGTGGGTGCGAAACCAATGCACGTAATTTGCGATCCTGCTGTTTCAATATCAACAGACAATCGAACAGTTCCTGCCAGGTAGGTTCGGTCGAATTCATAAAGGTCCTCCATGGTTGGCTCAATCCAGATTTCACGCTTGGGTCGGCGGAGGTCGGGGA